ATCTTGTCCACAGGGATATGAAGTGCTTTGGGGTAGTGTCCTGCACGATACTCAGTGATGGTGCGAACGTCGATGACTTTCTTTATCTTACCCTCCTTGATGAGCCTTCTAGCTTCGGAGGCGGAGACGAGGTTCTGTCCCATATAAGTGTACGCGAGGGCACCGGTGAGGGCACCGGCTATGATAAGTGGTATCATTTGGTATCTACTAGGATTTTAACTTCGACATGTTCCATCTCGAAACAGCATTGTGCGTGACCATCATAAGTTCTCTTACACGCTTTACAGTAATAAAGAATAGGAGCTTCCATAATATAAATGGCACTTGGAAAAAAACAAGAAGTCTCTACTCGTATGACACCTGATGAGTTGGCTAAGCGTTCAATGGATAGTCGTTTAGCTGCTATGGAGGAGGCACTTAAGGGTGAAAAGGTTCGATATAAGTCTAACTGTGACTCGGATGCGTTCAAGGAGTTCCTTGAGGACCGACTCACAATTTGGGGGGTAGAGAAGGACAAGACCTTCCATGGGAAGGGGATGTATGAAAAGACGAAAACTTTGATTGACAATTGGAACTAATTACCGAAAGCGACACCAGCCATACCATTCTTCACACGGAGAATGTTATAGTTGACCGCGTAGACACGGTGGAGCTGGTTGCCACCATTGGGGGTCTTGAGCACAAGCTTCGCGTTATCGATGCGAGAGAAGTTGAGAGTACCGGTGGGCTGCATCTTGCTCATAGTGAGGCAGAAAGGCCACGAGAAGGTGGGGAGATCCTCGAGAATGTCGTCGGGAAGATCGGTACAATGCATCTCTGGGACGATCGTGTGGTGGTAGACGTTGGAGGTATCTTCGAAGAGGGCAACACCGTTAATGTAGAGAGACGACTTTTCGAAAGTATACGCATCATCCCAGTCGGCACCAGCGGTAGTGTTACCGGACACGAGGTGGAGAGACTTGACGGGGTGGTTGAAGTAGCTGAGATCAATTTCGGTATCGGTGTTAGAGGCGGGTTGATATTGTGTCTGGGTGATGAGTATTTCATGGTCGTTATCAGTGAAGTACTTGCGCTCCTCGGTATCAAGGTACACATAGTTACCCCAGACCTTAGGAGTAGATCCCACTACTGGGCTATATCCGTCACGGCACTTGATGCGAATCTCAACATCGTGGTATTGGAGCGCCACGAGGGGTAGACACTTGGTCCAGTCCTCACCGAAGAAGAAAGGAATCATGTAGTGATCGCCACCATGGTTAGACTTTGATGTAGAGGTGGTGACAGCCATCGAAGCCTTCGCGGTGGTGTCGCGCATAAGAGGGTTATGTACACCCTGAATGAAAAGGGAGTCCAATTGAGAAACTTTCTGACCACCGATCCAGAGAGAGAACTCGGTGGGGTTAGAGGCGGTGGACGAGAAAAGGCCATCCGAATTGTCTTGTACATTAGAAACGAGGGTATCTTCGATCCAGATATAGCTCATGAGATCACCCTTGGAACGAATGGGTACAGTGATTTCGTTGTTCGCACCAAAGGTACCGATGTAGTCCATACGCTCGGGCTTCATGGCGAAGTTGGTATGGCGCTTATAGTTTTGGCGGAAGAAGCTGACCTGGGGGTCACCCGTGATGTAGACATCCTGGGCACCCACCGACACGAGTTCAATTAAAGCGGCAGACATTTATTAGTAAATGATATTAAAAATTTGAGTGAATATAAACATATGGTCGTGTTTCAGGCACTCACATGGGAACCTAGAGACACGGAAGAAGAGCATCATGTCAGTGTGTTTGGAAAAACTGAAGATGGTAAATCAGTCTGTGTCACAACGGCATTCAATCCATACTTTTTCATCAAACTTTCATTTGGGACGTCCCAACAAACAATCAATGAAATCTATAATCTTCTCTGTAGGAAATGTCCAGAATGTGTCACTTCATATTCCATAGCAAAGTCCAAGGATGTGTGGGGTTTTCAAAACAATCAGGAATTTATTTTCATGAAGATTAATTTCACAAACCTCGCAGCTCGTCGTCGTGTTGATGGTTTTTTGAGAAGACCTGTAGACCTCTCTTCTGGAACAAGGGTTTTGAAGGTGTATGAGTCCAACCTTGACCCAGTTCTCCGCCTGATGCACAGGACTGGTATCCAGTCGACTGGATGGCTTGATACTGGCGACAAATGTGTGCGCTCTCATCTCGCCAAGGTTGATATTGACTTGTGGTGTAACGATTGGAGAACACTCAAGCCTGTAGCTCGAGATGACATTGCACCATTCGTCGTGGGATCATTTGATATCGAGTGTAATAGCTCTACGGGTAAGTTTCCTGATGCGGATGTGCCTGGGGATGCCTGCTTTCAAATTGCCGTTTCACTGTGTAAATTTGGAACAGATGAACCATATGAAAAGGTATGTTTGTGTTACAAGAAGACAGAAGGTCCAGATGTTGTGAGCTTTGATACTGAACGGGAAATGCTTGAAGCGTTTCAGAAGTATCTTCATGATAAGAATATCGATATCATTACCGGGTGGAACATCTTTGGTTTTGATCTTGAATATATTTACAAGCGGGCACGACACTGTGGATGCAATTCAAACTTTTTTAAACTTGGAAGGTTGAATGATGAATCATGTCAACTCACTCTAAAAAAATTGAGTTCAAGTGCTTTGGGGGACAACTTCTTGAAATTACTTCCGATGTCTGGGCGATTCATTTTCGATATGTTCCACGAAGTTAAGAAGGGATACAAATTAGATTCTTACAGTTTGAACAATGTTTCAAAGTTGTACCTTGGTGATCAGAAAATTGATATGTCCCCTAAGGAGATGTTTGCTCGATACAAGGAGGGTGATCCCAGGAAATTAGGTGAAGTTGCCGAGTATTGTATTAAGGATACCTTACTTCCCCACAAACTCCTAAAGAAGTTGTGTACACTCCTCAACCTCTTGGAAATGGCTAAAGCTACTTGGGTACCTCTATGCTTTCTAGTTGAGCGTGGTCAGCAGATTAAGGTGTTTAGTCAACTCACGAAAAAGGCGAGGGAGTTGGGTTTCATGGTCCCTACGATTCGATACGGTGCGATTCCCGAGGAACCATACGAAGGTGCGACTGTACTAGAAGCACAAAAGGGGGCGTACTACACACCTATTACAGCCCTAGATTTCGAAGCCTTGTATCCTTCGATCATGATGGCACATAACCTTTGTTATTCGACCTATGTGATGGATGAGAGGAAGTATGGAAACATTCCCGGTGTTGAGTATGAAACTTTTAACATTGGTGATCGAACCTATAAGTTTGCCCAAGGTGTCCCCAGTCTTTTACCCGCAATTCTTTTAGAGCTCAAACAGTTTCGAAAGAAGGCAAAAAAGGATATGGCGGCTGCGACAGGTGCTATGAAAGAGGTGTACAATGGTAAACAGTTGGCGTACAAAGTTTCGATGAACTCCGTCTATGGTTTCACTGGTGCGGGTAAAGGTATTCTTCCATGTGTTCCTATTGCGTCAACGACAACATGTCGAGGTCGTGGTATGATTGAGGAAACTAAAGCGTATGTCGAGAAGAATTTTCCTGGTGCGAAGGTCAGGTATGGTGATACTGATTCAGTGATGGTTGAGTTTGATGTAGGTGATCGAAAGGGTGAAGAAGCTGTGCAGTATAGCTGGGAAGTAGGTGAGCGCGCAGCTGAAGAGTGTAGCGCCCTTTTCAAGAAACCTAACAACTTGGAACTCGAGAAGGTTTACTGGCCATACTTTCTCTATTCAAAGAAGCGCTACGCTGCCAAACTCTGGACAAAGGGGAGAGATGACCAGATGCATATGGATTACATCGATATCAAGGGACTTCAAGTTGTTCGCCGAGACAATACTCCACATGTGAGGGATGTATGCAAAGAACTCCTTGATGTAGTTCTCAATGCACCAGACATAGGTCCACCGATGGAACTCGCTAAAGAGCGGGCGATAGAACTTCTTTCGGGTGACGTACCAAACGACAAACTTATACTCAGTAAGTCACTTTCGGACAGTTACAAGGTGAATGGAGAACCAGTATCCGTCACAGGTCATCGAATTGGTGAGATTAATCAAGCCCATGTACAAGTTGTTCACAAGATGCGCGATAGAAAACCTGGGTCTGAACCACAATCGGGTGATCGCGTTCCATTTTTACTAACGAAAACAGGTGATCCCAAAGCTAAGGGATTTGAAAAAGCTGAAGATCCCAAGTATGTAGAAGAAAACGACATTCCAGTTGATTACCATTACTATTTCATGAACAAGTTCCTAAATCCGGTGTGTGATCTTCTTGAACCCCTTTTTGATAACCCAAAACAGGATATATTCGGAGAGATCATATCTCAACACAAACCTCAAAAGAAGGAGACTGGTCCAGCTTTGAGTGGTATGAAGAAGGATGATCTCATCGAAGAGTGTAAGAAACTTGGTCTCGATCATTCCGGAAAAGTCGCTGAACTTCGTGAACGGATTAAAGAATCGAGGGTACCAAAAACAGAATCCATCAATGACCTATTTAAAAAATACGAGCAATCCATTATTAAGGAATGACTTTACATAATAAAATTGTTGATTTGGTTGAACAGGAAGTTAATGAACGCGTGAGTACTTTACTGGGTGAATATGCTGAAATTGTTTCGAGAAAACACGCGATTTCACTTGACATACTTTTAAGAGATCTTCCGTCTATTGCGAATGTGTCATTGTGTAAGGGTACGAAGTCAAATGGACAACGATGTCTCTTCAAAGGGGGTGACAGTGGGTATTGTAAACATCATATGGTCCAAGGTGAAAAAATAAGACACCGGTCTCTTTCGAGTTCAAATCTACATAACCATGGTCCGGAAAAAATGTATGTTAGAGGTTGTCCGGGGTGTGAAAATTCAAAGGAGCTTATAGATTTGGGGTCAGTATTTAGTAATGAGTAAAAGTGGTATCCTACTAACATCGATAAATGCATTCTATAACCAAGAGGAAAACCGAACTAAATTATTGAACATTCTTGATAAGTCAAGTGGAATATCTCTACGAAACTTGGAATGGTTCATTACAAATTATTCCAAAAAAAACAACATTTCATATACGACAAATGACGGAAAATATTTCACTGTACATTGTGCGTACAAGTCGAGTTTGGATGGGTATAGTAAAAAACTTTTTGACCCTTTCTGTAGGTCTGAAAAGTTTGCATATACGATTCCTGGGACATCTCATGAAATCCATACAACCTTGGCGCAGTTGAATTTCATCAAATGGTGTATAAGGAATAACATCATCGATTATATTAGGGACAATAAGACAAAATTATTTACACGCTCTTAGTTTAGAAGAGTGTATGAGCTTCCCCATCCTTTACTCGAAGAATATTGTAACTCTTCGCGTAAATGCGTACGACCCGACTAAAGTAATACCAATCCGAATTTACTAATGTTCGTGACTGCCATAGTTCAAAATTCATTATTTGCTCTTTTATTAAACTGAAGTTAAC